ATAAACTATCGATAGCCTCTGTTCCTAATGCTTCGTAAACTCTTCTATAAGCTTCTCTTACATCATGAAGTTGAGGATTACTCATTGCTATTTTTAATTGTTCATTCGCTAAAGTAACTCTTTGTGCAACTGAAAAAGTGTTTGGATCTGCAACAGGAATTACATCAACTCTATCATCAAAGTCTGCTGCTTTGATCATTTGATCTGCACCATAAACTTGATACGGATAAAGTGGTGGTAGATATTGTGCAAAAAGCTTATGAAGCATTCTGAATTCTTGCCTCATAGAATAGTAACATCTTTTGTGTATAGCAGACATGACTCTTGAGCCTCTCTCTAAAAGAGCTAAAGTTGATCCGACCGCTCTATTCTGAGCGTCCTCCCCAACAGCCATGTCTGCAATGTTAGCGAACCTTTGTCCAGCATTGACTACAAAACCTAATAAGCTGTACAAAGTTTGAGAGGGTTCTTTAAATGGTAAAATTTGAAATTGATCTCTAATGTTTCCTCCAGGTGCATCTACGTCCCTAAACTCTCCTGGTTGAAAAGGTTGGTCGTCATCCCTAATTCTAATACCTCTTGATTTAAATCCTGCTGGTAAATTTGCTAAAGTTCCAGCATCAAGTAATTGTCTTAAAGCTTGTGTAGCAGTTCTAGTTAGGCCGCCAATCATATGTACAAGACCAAAGCCGTAAAAACCTAAACCTGGTAAAAATTTGTAATGTACAAAATATTCAATCCTTTTATATAATCTATCACCCTCTTTGTAATTTCTATAAATACTTAAAATTTTTCCAGAGCCTTCATCAATTGTAACAATGTAAGGAATTTTTACTTTCTTTTCATCTGTTTCTTTTTCAAATTTTTCTAAATTAAGATCAACATGCATTTCTAAAATTTGATAATTATATGCTTGTTGATTAGGTGATTTACCTTCTAATTCATCATATTTTTTTTGTATTGAAGTTTGACTATTTGTAGATGGTTTAATATCCACATCCCTGTAAAAACCAGACTCCATTTTTTTGTATAGGTCATTTTCTGACATTCTTAAAACATGAGTTATTCTCTCACAATCTAATAGGCTTGATGTATAGTATGGAACAATAATATCTTCAGCAGGTATAAATTTAGCAACTGCTCTATCCATAAGTTCATCATAGTAAACTTTTTTAAAAGCTGATCCAGCTAATGGTAAATAAAATAATAACTGATCCATTTCTGGAGTGTACTCTTCCATCTTCTCAGTTATTTGATAATTCATAAAGTTCTTGACCCGTGAAGCTTGATCCTCTGTTTCAGAATTTTGAACACCGACTATTGCAGCTTTGACAGGGCCAGTTGATGGTAATAATTCTTTGTAAGCTTGTGCTTGGAATTGTGTAATAGCTTCTGATAGTAATGGGTGTGTAACACCAGATGCACCTCTAAAAGGTTTAGATGGCTGAGTGTATTTAAATCCTAGTAAATCTAAACCAGAAGTATATCCATCTTCCCATTCTTTTCTTGAATCTTTATCTCTTTGATACTCTGCTCTAAGTTGTGATGATATTTTAGAAAGAACATTATCCTCTAATTCTTCTGCCAAATTAGAAAAAAAATTTTCTTGTTGAACTTCAATCTCTTCGTCTACTTCTTCGCCTTCAATTTTAAATGATTTTTGTTTTGGCTCTTCTGTTTCATCAACTACTTTAAGAGTATCATCTTCTTCTTTGAATATTTCCGAGCTCATATATCCCCCAAATTATTATACTAATATCCTCGTTTTGCAAGTTTTGGAAAACCTTTAATTAGTCCTCCAGTATTCATGCCTCTTTTTTGAAAAAATTTAGCATCTTTTCTATACTGAACTTTTTTCTTTTTAAGAAATTTTCTTGCTTCATCCCTACCTTTTAACATTTCTTTTGTTAATTTATTTTTTCCAAAATTAGATGCTAAAGCAAGACTTGTTCTATCCATGTCTAATCTTGATTCTTTTGCTCCTGTTTTTAATTCTTTTGCAGCAGATCTGCTCATCATAGGAGAACCAAAATCACCTCTTCTTCCAGCTTTACTAACTTCTTTACTGTATCTTAATTCATCTTTTGTAGCTTGTCTTATTGCTTTTTTTGCTTCTTTTGAAAGTTTTTTTGGTCTTCTTGAAGCTCCGCCTTTGAAACCAACACGATCTAATTTTTCTGCTAAAGGGTCTAGCTTAATAAGCTTGATGTCATCTTTAGGCATTAGTACATTTTAGTTGGTTTAGATCTACCCATTCTACCACCACGAGCCATAACAGAACCACCTGCTTTCATTCTGTCCATACGCTCATCTTTCATAATAGCTCTTTTCATAGACATCATTTCTCTATCAGATGCAGCAGCACCAGCCATACCTCCAAGTGGTATCATTGTTCGATCACGTTTTGGTCTATCTGGCATTGGGTTCATTGGTGGCCTTCGTCCTGGGCTCGGTGTTCGTGGTGCAGCAGCTCCTGGCCCTGCTTTTCTTCTTTGTCTTCTATCTCTTATTCTTCCTCCAAAATTTTCTGCCTTCTTGGATCTACTTTCTGCCTGTTCTTCTCTTCTCATTTTAATACCAGGAGATCTTTTTTCTTCTTCCCTGTATTGTTTTAATCTTGCTTTTAAATTTTCTATTGAAGATGTTAATCCACCCTCTTGTTTACCTTCAATTTTTTTACGTCTTTCTTTATTCTCCATTAATTTTTTTAATCTTTCTCTTCTACTAGGATCTTGCATAAGTCTTTTTGATTCTTCTGGAGTATATCTTTGTAACATATCTTTCATCATACCACCCTCTTTTTTCATTTCTGTAATTTGTCCAGGTGCTTTTGCTATTTTACTTTCTTGTCTTTGAGCTTTATTTAAAAATTCTGTTAAATTACTTGCACCAGAAGATCTAACATCATCTTTAGTTACAGCAGCATACATTTTATCGTTGAATGCAAATTTAGTTCCAACACCTTTTGCTCTAGCTTTTTTAAACGCAGCACCAAAACCAGATAAATCTACTTTTTTATCTTTTGGAGTTTTAGCTATTGGCTTAACTTGTTTATTTTTAGATGGAACATTTACAGTTGTTGCAACTGTTGTTGCACCAGTAAGAGGTGCTTTCTTACCTGCTACAACAGGTAGTTGTGATTTTGGTAAATCAACTTCAACATTAGCTTGTTTCTTAGCTATATTTTTTTTCTTATCTAATCTTCTTTGTACTTTTTTAGAAATGACTTTATTATTTTTATTTACATTAGCAAGTCTTGTCATTCTTCTTTCTTCAGATGCTTTGAATTTAGCATAGGATGGATTTTCACTTCTTGCTTTTTCATTCTTAGCTCTAACTTTTTTGTTAAAAGCTTCATTTTCTTTTCTTCTTTTTTCTACACCAGATAAATTAAAAATATTAAATCCTTTTGCTTTGGATTTAACTCTATCTTTTCTTCTTTTTTCAGCAGCTAAGAAAGCTTCTTTAGATCCTCTTTTTGGCTCAGCCATATTAAATACTCCTATCCGTAATAAACATAATCTTTTCCAGGCAGGTCTTCGTCCTTATAGTCAGTTTCTAACTTTAAAAATCCACCTTGTCGGTATCTTAACACCGCCTGTGTTGTGCTGTCAACGTAGTCATCATACTCTCCATTAGGAAAAGCTGCACATTCCTCAATGACTTCTTCAGCAAATTTCTCTCCAGTTGGATAGAATATAGACCCTGCCTCAAAAGAAACAGCACAAGTATTTACCCTAGTATATTTATCTTTACCTTTATTTGGTGAGTAATCTATGGCTGGAATACCAGCTCTTCTAAATTCTTGCAAAAGAGGTTGGCCAGAAGCTTTGGCTTCAATGATACACATATCGGGCTCCCAATATTTATATAATTCAAAAGCCTTATTTTTTAATTCTGGAAAATCATATTTTCCTTTTTCAGCGTCTAATAATATTAATGCTTTTTCATATCCTTCATACGGCCTAAATACACCCCAAGTAGTTATTGCAGAGTAATCGGCAGTTTCTTTTTTTGAAAACGCTGTATCATAACTTTGTATTACATATTCTAATTCTGGTATCTTACCTTCCCATTCTTGCCACCATTCTCTTTTCAAAAGTGCACCTTCTTCTGAGGTAGGGTTCTGTTGATATTGAGCTGACCAGTTTCTAATAGATATTGAAGCCTTAGTTCTTTCCAGATCTTCTTTCGTCCAGTATTCGGGCCAAAGAGGATTTTCATCTTCTAGAATAGCAGGAAAAGAAATCTTAGACCACTTATCTGCTTTTGGCTCTTCTTCCGCTTTAGTAAGGAGTCCCGTTAGATCATTGGTGGCCCATCTAGTCATTACTAAAACTATCGAGCCTCCAGGTTGCAAACGCTGTCGGGGCCCACTTAAATACCAATCATATGTTCTAGGAAAGGATTGTTTATTATGTGCATCCTGTTCTGTGTGAGGATCATCAATAATCAAAAGATCAGCACCACGTCCTGTGATCGAGCCTCCTACACCAGCAGCAAAATATTCACCACCATGGTTGGTTTCCCATTTTGATTTTGCTTTGGCATCTGGCCTTAGAAAAACATCACCGAATATTTCTTTATATTTCGGTGTATCCATTAAGTTTCTAATCTTTGCACCGAACCTTGCAGATAGTTCAGCGTTGTGTGTGACTTGCATAATTTTCATTTTTGGAAACTTCCCTATCATCCAAGCAGGGTAGAGGAATGAGGCAAATTCAGATTTAGTATGTCTTGGAGGCATATTTATTATGAGCCTCCCTTTTTTTTGTGTAGCTATCTTCGTAAACTCATGAGCCATAATTTGATGGTGTCCCCACTTGTCCTTATCTTTTTCTTGTTTCATTACTATGTCTGGCCAAACTTCCTTAACAAAATATAAAAAATTATCCTGGCAAAGCTTAATATGTTCTAGCCATAGCTTTTCAACTTGTAGTCGTAGTTTATCTGTTGGTAATGCTTTTAACCCATCCATTTTAAAATTGACCTCCTTACGTTTAAGTAAGTTGCGAATATACACTTGTCAGAAGTATTTTATATTATTTTTATGTGAATTTCTAGGAATTTATAAAAATCAATTTTCAAAAGTAAAATGAGCCTTGTAAA